CCCTCCAGCGCCGCCTGTTTCTTTGCCCGCAGGATCGGCAGCCGTTCAACAGCCCGCCGGACGTTCCTAAGATATTGTTTCGCGTCCAATCGCATCCCTCCTTAACCGCTTCATCAGTGCAGGGCCATCCAGATCCGTGAGCACCTCGAACCACTGGCTCTGGAAGAACCTCTCACATTCCTCCACCGTGTGCGCCATGTCCCCCGCGATCCTGCCATGTGGTCTGCGGATCAGGTACCGCAGCGCCCTTTGGTAGTCCTCGGCCGCCATTCTCACGATCTCGTTGGCCAGCGCCTGATACGGGCTCATTTGCACCAGGCTCCTGTCCCACCGAAGCCCCGGTACCGCTCCGCGAACGGCTTCCAGATCTCTGGATCCACGAGCTGCTGCAGCTGTGCGTCATGTTTCTCGACTGTCCATGCCAGCTCAGCCCGGTGCCTGGTTCGCTCCTTGTATTTCATCTGGAAGGTCTCAGCCGAGAATTCCTGCGTGATGTTTTCCTCAAACTCCACCATCCTGGCTCGAAAATCGTTGAGTGCCCGCATACATCTGTCACGCCCGAATCCAAAACTGTCATGCAGCATCAGGAGCATCATCTCCTCGCTCATCTGCATAAAGCAGGCGGCACTGTTGTTTGCGGCTTTATTTACGGCCGCAAGCATCTGATCATATGGCACCATGTCCGGACGTTTGGACTTCTGCTTATTCCACGTCTGATTGACTCTCATGCAGTTTCTCCTCTCTTTTCTCGATCAGCCGCTTGAGGTAGAACTCCGCTTTCCGCAGATCCTCCAGGCCGTTTTTGAACGGATACCGCCAGATGTACTTGATGACCTGTCCGGTCAGATAGCCCTCATAGGCATCACGGCCAACGGTTGCCGCCCGGATGGCGTCAATGCACTCCACGCCGCCCTGCGTATAGTGCGGCGGGTGGTTTACCATGTCAGGCACGCTCGTCACCTCCGTTCAGCTCGTTCAGCTTCCAGACGATCCTATTTATGTCTATCTGTGCATCCACGGCGAGTTGGAGCAGATTATCCTCGACCTTGCCATTTGCCATCTCTCCCCAGATGGAATCAAGTAGGCCGTAAGCTATTGCAAGCCGCTCGACTTGTCTTCTCTTTTTAATCATCCCCGTTACCTCCATCCGGCGGTTCCAATCTTTTCAGGCGATTTTTCTCAGCCAGAATCATTGCCTCGAACTTCGTCATTTCTTCCGCACACTCTGCCGCCGTCCGGCTCATTCCCAGGATCTCCTTCGCACAGTAGGCAACGAAGGCTATCAGCGCACCTATCAAATTGGTAATTACAAGGCATTTAATCACCGTCTTCCACCTCCTCCGCCGGGCTTTGGAGCCAGTTGAGCCAGCATTCACGACAGCTATCATGTTTGCAGTCATAGCACTTTACCGCTGGAGGTTTCCCTCTGTTAAACCAATTTTGTCTCCATATAAACGCCGCCAGCTCCTCATCCGTCATGCTCCTGATGCGGTCGGCGTTGGTGGGTGGATTGGCCTTGAAATACGCCTCTTTTTCTGCGTGATACCGATCAATCGTTTCTGCGATAACATCATTTAGCTCTGGACTCAATGTCATCCCCGTCACCTCCGTCCATCAGTACCGCTCCGCTTCTTCTCTGGTCACGAAGAAGTGGATTCCCGGAGCGCATTCTTCCCACCTGTTTTCGTCAAACGGCGTTGTGGGCTGTACCGCTTCGCCGGGGCGGTACACAAAATCGGCATCATTCTGGCTTACAGCCTTGTCCACCTCGTTACCGTCTTTATCGTACAGCGCAAGCACCACCGCTTCTGACGCCCGGCATTTGCGCCCGGTCGCACTGGATCGCTTCGCCGTCTCCGGGATCAGCAGTTTTGCAATTACGCCATCCCGGCATTTCTTCCATCCGGTGAACGCTCCATCTGACGGGCAAGCGGTAGGCAGATACAGTCCCGTTGCCTCGTCCAGATGATGGGCGTAGCGCAGGTCGGCGTTGCACAGGTCGGCGTTGCGCAGGTTGGCGTAGCACAGGTCGGCGTTGCACAGGTCGGCGTTGCGCAGGTTGGCGTAGCACAGGTCGGCGTTGCACAGGCGGCGTTGCGCAGGTCGGCGTTGCGCAGGTCGGCGTAGCGCAGGTTGGCGTTGCGCAGGTTGGCGTAGCGCAGGTCGGCGTTGCACAGGTTGGCGTAGCGCAGGTCGGCGTAGCACAGGTCGGCTCTCATATTCTCCCATCCGTCACAGTCCTCTCGGAGCCAGTGCAGATGATTTTCCAGCATTTGTTTCAGTTCGGCTTCTGTAATATTTCTCATTGTTTAGCCCTCCAAATTTAAGTCCATCTTCGCCCCGCACTGAGGGCAATAGTTCATCAGATTGTCCTGCGGAGTACCTTCAATTAGCGTCCACGGCTTCCCCCACACGGAACACTCCCATGTATCGTCATAGTCGGTGTATGGCGTTTCCTTCCACTCCCCCTGCTTCACCTCCACCACATCGGCGGCGGGGAGAGCCTTGATGTCCTCGTTAATATGGTGCATCGCCGTCTCTTCCCGGAGATTGGCGTATGGGTAGTGCGCCGCCATGATATCCCGGACTTGTTCCTTGGTGATGTACTCTGTCATGTCATGCCTCCTCAGGTGCGTCAGGCAGGGGCATCCACGCCCGCACAAATATTCTCATCGAGGAGTACGATTCTTCCATGTCCCCCGGATACCATGCGCCGCCCTCCTGATCCTCCCGGTATTGGGCTATGTCCACGCCGCTGTAGTTGTGGAACGCCGCAAGGACGTATTTGCTGTACCCATCTTCGTCTGTGTCCGGCAACCTCTCCTCCACGCTAATCCACGGCCCGGGGGTATCGTTCACGGCCTTCTCGATCCACGCCAGTTTCAGGCCGCCCTCTTTGTATCGCCGGTTGTATTCCTCAGTCAGAGATCTCATGACCTCAGATCTGGTTACTAAGTCATTCCGCATTTTCCACCGCCTCCTTGTCTATCACAACGACTAACTCGTTCTTGCCTTTGGCCGTGACCAGGTACACCT